AACCTAACTTGCTTATGTGCAAATTGGGAAGAATTTGTTATCGAGATTTCAGAGTGGGGAATCTACAAGTTAGGCGGAGTGGATTTTGATACTCTTACTACAGAGGACATTGCTAGACTAGACCAGTTTATGAAAAATCAAAATGGTTACGAAAAGGAGGACTTTTAAATGCCAATTATTAAATTAACACTTGACGAGCATATCGAACTGACTCAATATTTGGGTCGAGCATATGATGGGAACTATCGTAACGATAGATATGACACATCAACATTTGACTCAATGGCAGATAAGTGTTTTGATGCAGTAAACAATTTAGCAGTAGAGGATTTTTAAGATGGGAGCAAAGTGTGACGTATGTGCTAATTTTGATGAGACCTATAGGCAAGAAATGGATTTTCCAAAAAATTCAGATCATTGCATTCAAGATTATCAACCCGATCTTTATTACTATTGGGATAGTCCAATAGAGGAAGATTATAACTGGAGAGACGAATTTCCTCATGCTGAATGTATGTGCGAGATATGTTTTGATATAGCAAATCGAGAAAATAAAATCAAGTGGAAGTGTGCCAGTACATCTAGTGGCACATAGTTCCCCTATTCCTATAAATTTCCCTTTATAATAAGAGTAATTAAACAAACATCATGACAGTTAAAGCACTTAATTTCACAACTGAAGCAAGATTAAAAGAGTTAGTTGAAGATTGGACAGCAGAGTTATGCTTATCTCTAGAGCAGAATTATCTTGACTACCATAAGAGAATGATAACATCTAACTACGAGAGATATAACGGAGTTAGATCAGATTTATCTGACTATGCAAAAGAGCAACTTGATGCTATCGAAAATGGAACTTTCAGAGGTAAGAAATTCACATTTTTTGAAGGTAAGAAGTATCTTAAAGTTATCATGAATGACTATAACGATTTAACTGGAAAGTATGATGGTAGAGGAGTCCATTGCTTTATCAATAAGTTTACTGGACAAGTTTTTAAAGCATCATCATGGAAGGCACCAGCGAAGGGAGTCAGATTTGATATGCGAATCATGAGAGAAAGGGATTTAATGCACAATCCTAACTTCACAGATTGGGCAGGAGGTTATCTATATGCCAGATAATAAACTGTCACACGAGAGGTTGCAATTCCTCTCGTTATTTCCTATTATAATAATAACGATACATCAAACATTATTTTTCACATGACTATTTCAAATCAGAAACTAGCAAAAGGTTGGAATATCGAACTTAGCACTTCACAGTTCGATTATCTTTGTAACGTATTAATGGAAGCGAATGATGACGCTAAAATTGTAGGAAAAGGTTGGGATATTCAAACATTCGATAATCTAGTTGATAATGTTTGTAACGCTAAAGAGACCTATCTAACAAGACAATGCAAAGGAGTTTACGCAAAATGAGAACTTACGATTTCAAAAAATATAAGGAATTCTCATCTGGGAATTTCTTACCGATTCAAACTATTGAAAGCGAAGAATTTGGTCGGCACTTTTTTATCGATACATCTTTTGATTTTATATCCGCACCTAGTTTAATCAAAGGAGGATATGATAAAAACCAACTTGATTATGTTTCAGAGTGGACAGATCTGGAAGGAGTCAACCTATCGGAGTTATTTGAAATTTATAGGAAGTTAGTCCAGAAGGAGTATCAACAAGAGACTACCAGAATCTTAAACCAATTTCAATAGTACGTGTGACACTTATATTACTGTCACACACGTCCCCCATTGTGGTTGGCGGTCGCCTATAATTAGAATATAACAAACAGAGAAACTATCATGAATTTATTTGACGCAGTTCCATTTTTCGTAGATCAGGAGTTAGGTTACGAAGTTGACGAAGAGAACATCAGTTCATACGAAGTCAGAAGAGTTTTTAACGTAGTTGTTGATAATTGCGATAACTTCTCATTAAGCACATTAACACCTAAAAATCACATGATGATTTTGAGAATGGTTCGCAATGCGATTTATATGATGACTTCAGAAGATGCGAACGAGAGAGAAGAGTTTAAGAATATGGTAAGGGAAGTTAAGCAAGATTTAGCGAGGAAAGTGGCAGTTGCATAACTGTCACATGGACTTGCCAAAATGCCCATTTATCCATTATAATAAAAGAAATCGGAGGAAAAAAAACTATGAGTTGCATACATAACGAGACAATTCTTGAAAATCTGTATGATGAAGTATGGGAGGAGTATCGAATTGAAAACAATTTGACTTCAGACCAACTTGACGCAATCGATCAAAATTCTGAACTTGGTTATCTACCAGTAATCGCAAATGAAGCAAATAGGAGATTTGAAGAGTTATGCAGATAAATGATAAGCACCTCGTACAGAGGTATCGAAACTTCTCTTGCATCTCTATTGGAGATAAGTGTTGCCTACATGGTAAAGAAGGAGACGTTATTAGGATTAATGGACTAGCAGAAAGTCCCGAATTGGTATTAGTCACAAAACGAGGTAAAAGGTTACCAGTATTTGACTATACTGAACTCGAAATAATCGAACCATTTGACCTATACATTTTTAATAATGGAACTTACTAAAAAACAACTTGAGTATTTGAGAACTTGCTTAAACTTTCATTATTCAGAAAGTGACCATAAAGAGCATTATCTTGAGATTAATTCTAGTATATGCAGATTAATCGAATTTGAGATTAAGCAATTTGATGACTTGCAAAATAAGATAGATATAAACAGAGCAAAAAAACCAACACCAGAGTGGGATTAAAAAATTGCATCACGTTTTATACGAGTGGTCGGAGTTAGTGGAAATTGACCAGAGATTAACCAAACTTGAAAAAGGTATTGAGTTAATAAAAGAAATTAACACTATTCTTTATAATAGCGATAATCAAGCATTATTGCAACATAGTCATATTATTCAAAAGGAATTAGAGCAACAATTCCAGGATATTCAATCAATTTTTGAAAACAGACTTAAAAAGACTAATCTAACATGAATTTTAAACTTTTTCAACTCTATCGAATTAAAAACGATATAGGTTATATAAGTTTTATATGTCAATCCTATATAACTCTAGTTGTTAGAGAATGGGAGGATAAAGAGAGCATGAACGGAAAAAGGCAAGTTAAAATTTTGGTTTTTCCTCACGAGTATAAAAGCATGGAATCATTAAAAGTTGAAGAGTATGCGGAACAGTTCCCGCACACATTTGTAACACATAAATGAAAGATGATAAAATCATCAAACCTAAGGAGTTGCAATATATTTGGGCAATCCTTAAAGAATTAACTGTAACCTTATGGGAGGAAGTAAGAAGACGAGGATATTGGAAAAAAGAAGAAAAATAGAAATCTTTTTAAATATGTAAATAAATCTAGTTAAGTGTTCAATCTGTTACACTCTTAGCACGCATCTTATAAGTTGTCAAGCATTGCGAGTAAATCGACATATTGTAAAGTCGCAGTTGACAAGAATAAATAAAAATGGTATCATAACACTGATAAGGGTTAAGAGAAACTATGATTTACTCACTCTATAATGAAAAGCATGAACTGTTAGGACAGTTTAAAAGCATATATGAATTACAAACTTTTATACATGATTTTAGAGTAGATCGAGACGAGTGGAGAATAAGAAAAAATAAAGACGTATCGGTATTTGATTATATCAAATCTATCGGATATAGTTGGGACGTTGTGCCAGTACAACAAGTGTCACAAGAGAAGTTGTAATGGGTTGCCCTATTGCTATAATTAATATAACAACATAAGGGAGACCACATGAGAAAAATTGAAAGAGACATGAACAGAGCAATCAGAACAGGCAGAAATTTCTCATCATCTAATACAACAGTCAAGCACGGTTGGGATAATGAAGCAGATGTTTATTTACATGGCAATCATATCGCAACTGTTAAAGATCATTCAATTATCATTAAAGATGGCGGTTGGCAGTCCAATACAACTAAGTCAAGGTTAAACGCATTACTTGATGAATTTTCTTACGGTATGCGAGTTTTTCAAAAGAATTACGAGTGGTTCGTATCTTATAAGAATGTTAAAGAGGATTTTGTTAGCGGTATGGAGTTAGCAATCGACTAACAACTTGCTGGCAGTTTACAGGTTGCCTCGGCATTCACTTGCATCGGCACAAACCTAACGTAAGACCAGTTGACAACTCACACGGAATAACATATAATGGGGTATAACAACCCCATTTTTTTATGTAAATACAATCTCGCTAGTCTTATCGCAATCTTATAACGGGAATCGCAGTATTTTTACCCCCCGTTAATTAAAAAGCAGCCACTACCCTAACCTACAAAGGTTCCCCAAAGCGATAGATATATTATTCGCATTTAAAAAAAATTTCCGAGAAAAAAAATGCCTCCAGAGAAAAAACTCAGCAGACAAGATTTAAGAGTATGGTGTATCGAACAGTTGATACGCTATGAAGGTCTCTTAGATAATCGTATGTACGAATGTGCAGACCATGCAGCGTCCGTCCTTAATGTAGACAGTAAGGAAACGCTATATACGTTATGGACAGATTGGAAGCGTAGAAACCCGACACCATCTTACCACCAAATAAATCGTATGTAATACTTATGTCACACAGATTCACAACTAAACTCGATGAAGATGATTATGGAGATCTTATATTGACAATACCTTATGAAATCTGTGAAGAGTTAGGTTGGAACATTCAAACAGAGTTACAGTTTGAGTTAGGTGATGAAGGTAGCAGTATTATACTGAAAAAAGCGATTGACTAAAATATTAAATATAACTTTCGGAGAAACCATACAGTGTATGTATAAAATTTGAAATTTACAACATCATGGATGAAAAACAATTAGCAGAAGCATTAAATACTATTAATGATTGTTTAGTTAAAGTAGGTGAAAGACTAAACGCTATAGAAAAGTATGTAAGTGAACTACCTACACCTGATAAAACATATTATAAACCAACTGGAAAGGAAGAATATATGAATATAAAGGATAACTTCGATGAGATATACTCTCGTTTAAACAAGATCGAACATGGGATGTAAAACAACACTATCAAATAATGGATGTGTAGGAGGGTTCAGTAATGGTACTCTCAGTGATGAGTCATGCAATAAGTATGATCCTCAAGCAGGTGGTGTAACTGTATCATATGTTGAATACCCTCAATCTCCTATCAGACAAGGCAATTACAATGTGCCTACTAGAGAGGCAGATTTTATCATGTATGAAAGTTTTACCACTGCTGGTTTTGTAACTTCATCAGGTAACTGCGGTAAGATACAAAGACCTAATCCTTGTAATACTAACCAACCAAACTCTAAATTGATATTTGACTATACTCCTTCTCAATTATCATTTGATTTTGCCTATTCTGATCGATTCTTTGCATACCTATACGATACTTCAAATAAAGGTGGAACAGTAGGAATACCTTCTTTCTTTATTGAAGATAGTAACGCTACAACTACAGGTGGAAGTAATGATGGTAATGTAGCAACTTCTTCAAATTGTTTCCCTTGTAGTAATTTTACTTGTACACCCGCAACCACATCTCTTTCATATACATGTGATACTGATTATACGGGCGATCCAGACTGCCCTCATCCGTCGCTGTTCGGGTTTGGAACCACAAGTAATAAGATCGCGTTCAAGTATGACGCTTTATCTTCTCAAGCACCTGACGGAGTAACTGATTTTAGTTTCTCTTACGATGGGGTAACTTACGCTGACGCTTGGGTACAAAGCACTCAAGAGGGAATTGCGTATACTTCGACACAAAATCCGTGGCAAAGTGGGGACGAGTCGCTCGATGACTTTACTATCTACGAAATCAATGGGTCGGGAGCGACCACAGGACTCCGATTAAAGGTGAGAATACGTCCTATTGTAGACGAGTCGGGGTCGTCAGTCGCTTTTACGGGCACTGAATGGTTAGTTACAGAGATATTAGCAGCAGGTACATCATATAGTGTTAACGATGTATTCAGTCTAAGCTACACACATACACATCCTGACACTACAACAAGCACATTAACAGTCAATTTAAAGATAACGGCTGTTGGTCCTGTTGATCAAACCTCCAGTGTATCGGGTTTTGATGTATTAAGAACAGGAGATGTTGTAAATGGACATACCCTTACCCGCGTTTTCCACATGGATGAGGGTAATTTCCCTTATCATGTAGCATACGTTGACGGAAGTGGTAGTAATTTTGCTAAAGATACCCAATATACGTCTAATAGAGCACATCAAATTACCACAGTAGCAGGTAAAGGTATAGCGGATCGTGCTATTTTAGTTGGAAAGTATGAATTTTCCGATAAATCCATGCAATTTATCACCGCAAGTGTAGATTTATCCGCACCAGACATCTATAATACCATAAAACAACCCGATGTTACGCTTGAAATCACAAATGGTCGCGTAACAGGTGCTACAATAGTGAACGGAGGTGCTGGTTGGAACCAATTACAAGAGTCACCAGACATAATTGTAACTCCTCCACTCATTGAATCAGGAATTCAAGCGGAAGTTAAGGGAACTTTTAGTGCAGGTGTACTAACTGCGTTAGAAATTACACGCGGAGGTAGCGGATATGACGAAAATAACGTTCCAAAAGTATGGATTCGCAATAATTACAAGAAAAAAGTAGAAACTTTTACAAATTCTGCGTTTGATTCTACTTTTGATGATGAAAATGAACGATTAATGAACTCAATACCTAGTGCGGAGTTACCAAAAGTCGATGTTTCGTATATGTCAGCGTTAGATCCTCAAGGTTACAACAGATTACTTGAATTAGGGTTCACTCCAGAGCAAATTGAACAAGAAATTAACAAAAATAATGCAAGAATACCCGATTTAGACGATTCTAACTTGCCTAAGATCACTTCGGAGCATATAAAAGCACTTTCAGAGTCATATAATCAAATGTTAAAGACAGTTAACAACGAAAGTCGTGAACCAACAGTTGAAATCAAGTTAGATAACGATAGAAGACGCACTACAGTACTCCCACAAAGGAAATATTCCAAAGGAGTGACTGATGAACTGCGTGATATTGTCTCTCCGAAGTATGATTTGAACTTTTTAAACGATGATACCAATATTAGTAACGAATATAAGGAAGTTTTAAGAGAAGAACTTGAAAGAACTACTTTAGAACGTTCACAATCGATTGATGACATCACTCAAACAAGTGTTCCAGAGTTATCAAACCATAAAGAGAGTCTTGTAGAGACTGTTCAAGGTTCTTTTACTGAATTACCCGCAGCTTCAACAGGCACTAAATACTTTATGACGCAATACCGTGCAGATCAAGCAAAAGAGACTTCTATTTCTGTTACATTGTCTATGTCTCCCGTAAATACGGGAAGTTCACATTTTACATGTAATGCACCCTCAGGATCAACTGGTGGATCATCTAGTGATGGTCAAGGAGGAACTGTAAATACATCATATACAATGTCAGGTCTTTTAGGACCAGGTTGTCAACCATGGAGTGCAAGTGGAAGTATCAGGATGTTCCATGATTTATCTTCTGCAGCAATTCAAGCAGCAAACGCGGGAGCAGCGTACGGAAACCCATTCAATATAACTTAAAATGCCAGGAGCAGCACTATACATGGGGACAGACAGTGGACACGGAGTAGGAACTGGTTCATCACACCATCCTGGTCTAGGTGGAGGTGTATTACCTAACTGTCCACATCCATCTCTTAGTCCTACTATAGTTCCAAGACCCGTGCAAGCGATGAATGCAACTACAATTTGGCCACCGCATCCGCAACTACCTGCGGGACCTTATTTGCGGACTGTTATTATCAATGGTCAGTTACCAATCATTGATCAAGACATTCTAATACCGCATCCTACACCGACCATGCACTCAACAACGTCTGTTGGGTTTAAATGTCTTACCACAAGGGCAACACCTGCCTGGTGGTGTACAATAGGAGTTGCAGGTGGTAGAGAACCTGCAGTTGGTCATTCGAGGAAACTTTTTGCTACAAGTATGACTGTTTGGATTAATGGTCGTCGTGCTGGAAGGTTCGGAGACCCACTTGGAGATCAGACACCCGCATTTCCATGTACTTCCGTCGTAACAGGGTGTTCACCTAATGTTTTTATTGGAGTTTAATTATGGCAACTAGATTCAACAACGGAATACCTACAGTTGAAACCAAACCGAAGAAAACACGTCAAGGACGTGGACAGCACACAAAATACAGTGCAACTTCATCAAATAAAAGAAAAAAGAGATATCGGGGTCAAGGTCGATAAATAATACAGGACTTTCCCTGTAAAAATGGCATTAAAGAAGATAAAAGGTAGTAATTTTACTGAATCTAGGTCTTTTAAGGACTTATCAGTTGGTTTTACACGAAATGCGAATACAAAAGACGTTGCAATCGTGAAAAACGATAATGCCATCAAACAAGCAGTTAAAAATCTTATTTTGACTGTTCCTGGTGAAAAACCATTCCAACCAGAGATCGGATCTCGAATATCCGAACTTTTATTTGAACCACTTGATCCATTTACTTCTGATTCCATCAAGCAAGAGGTAATAAATACAATTAGTCAGTATGAGCCTAGAGTTAGAATTATCAATGTTTTTGTAAAAGCAAATTTTGATAAAAACTCTTTTGATGTTGAACTACGTTATCAGATCGTTGGATTACCTCCAGTGGAGTCTATTGAGTTCGTATTACAGAGACCCGAATAATGCAACCGAATAACTTAACAGCATTAGACTTTAATGATATTAAAGCATCTATAAAATCATACCTCAGAACGAGGTCAGAATTTAGTGACTATGACTTTGAAGGTTCTTCACTATCATATTTGATTGATACACTAGCATATAATAGTTACTATACAGCATTTAATGCTAACATGGCAATGAATGAAGCATTTTTGCCTTCTGCCACTGTTAGAGACAACGTAGTTAATATTGCAAAACTTTTAAACTATGTTCCGAGATCTATTACTGGATCACAAGCATGTTTAAAATTCATGTTACAGACATCATTAACAAATGGTGCTTATCCTACTAGCGTAACTCTTGCAAAAGGGTCAGTTGCTAGTGGTGGTAATTATCTTTTTAATATTTTAGAACCAATAACAGCTTCAGTCAATACAACTACAGGTATGGCTGAGTTTGATAATGTTCTTGTTAGAGAAGGTAGTATTGTAACCTTTTCATATATTGTAAACACATTTGCAGCACAAACATATAAGATTCCTACTGAAGCAGTTGATATTAGCACCTTATCAGTTCGTGTAAAACCAAACGAAACATCTACTCAGTCTGATTTGTACAGTTTGACTGATACTATCACTGACTTGACTGCAACTACTCGTGCATATTTCCTTGCTGAAGGTGAAGATCAACGTTATGAAATTAAATTTGGTGATGATACTGCAGGTAGAGCACTAAAAGATGGTGAGGTAGTTGTTTTAGAATATCTGGTTACTTCTGGTGCAGAAGCAAATGAAATTAATCAGTTTGCTTATGTTGGTAGAATGGTTGATACTAATGGAGTCAATTACTCACCTGCAGATATAACTGTAGAGATGAAAGAACGTTCTCAGTTAGGTGCAGCTGCTGAAACTGTTGATTCTATCAAATATAATGCACCTAGGTTTTATTCTTCCCAATATAGAGCAGTTACTGCTCAAGATTATGCAACAATTACTAAAAAGGTATACAGTAATGCCGATGCAGTAGTTGCGTATGGTGGAGATACTCTTAATCCTCCAATTTACGGTAAAGTATACATTGCGATTAAAACTAAGACAGGTTCATTACTTAATGATGCTACTAAGAAATCAATTTCTGCAGATCTAAGAAAGTATGCTATGGCATCTATTGATCCTGTGATTATTGATCCAGAGGATATTTACTTATATCTTAAAGTTTTTGCGTCTTACGATCCTGCAACTTCAACTAATACATCAGAGATTAATACTAATGTTCAAAACGGTATTAATGATTGGGCATCTCAAACACAGATTAATAACTTTAACTCTACCTTTAGACTAGGTTCATTTGAAAAAGCAATAAGTCTTGCTGATAGTTCTATTACTGATGTTTCTACTCAGTTAACACTTTTGAGATATATTAGACCAACCACTAACCAAACCAACACATATTGTATTGCTACTGGTGGTGCTCTTTATGATAGTAATCCAAGTAATAATGATGGAACTACTTGTAAGAAAGAACCAATCTTACTATCAGGAACATTTAGAACTTCTGATAGACCTGGCGTAGATCAACAATTTGAAGATGATGGTTTTGGAAATCTTAGAACCTTTTATAATACAGGTAATAGAAAAGTATATACTAATAATGCAGCAGGTACGGTAAATTATTCAACTGGTGAAGTTTGCTTCGGTCCTGTTGCTATTATTGGTGCTGGTGTTAATATTCCTGTAAATGGTATAACAATTACTGATACTACAACTGGTGCAGGTTCTGTGAGTAATGCAGATCTATTACCTACAGGTCTTTCCATTCCAGTTTTATTCATTCCTGCTAACGTTTCAACAATTCCTGCTTCAACACCAGGCACAATTATTAACATTGTTAATCCTGAGGTCACAATAGTTTCAGTTGGAACTGTTCCTCCTCCTACAATCCCACTAAATAGTTTGACACCTGCGGTATTCAATAATACACCAACAACACTTACTGTTGCTGATATTGCAAACTCTGGTAATTTGACTAACACATCTTGCTTCTAAACTCGTAGATGAACATCAATAAGGTCTCCCAATCTGTAGCACAACAGACCCCAGATTTTATTGCTAACGATTATCCTCTATTCAATAAATTTCTTGAATATTATTATCGTTCGCAAGAAAAAACTGGATTAGGACAAAATATTCTTAACGATTTTCTCGGATATCTTGACATTGATAAACTCAATGTTGATATCCTTGATGGTGCAACGAAGATTGTAGAAGATATTACTGCGACTGCTGATGAGATTGTTGTTGAAAGTGTTGACCAATTTTTAGAAAATGATGGAAGTATATTAATTGATAATGAAGTTGTATATTATGAAGGTGTAACTCATGCACCAAATATCGCACTGAGTCCTGGTATTTCTTATGATCAGGTAAAACTTAAGTGGACTACTCTTGCAAACCCTTTAAATGGATTTGATGGAACTACAACTCAGTTTTCTCTTACATCACAAGATAATCCAATAACTCCTCCTTCTGCACAACATCTGATTGTTACTGCATATAGTAAAGTTTTAGTTCCAAATATTGATTATACAGTAAGTGGTAGTAATATTGTTTTTACAACTGCTCCTAGACTAAAACTTGCTTCTGATGACTCTTCACAAACATCTATTGTCTATCTTAGTGGTTTTGTAGAAAATAATATTTTAGCGATTGATAATTTATCAAACGGATTTGGTGAAGGTAAGACACAATTTACAATGACTCGAAATGGAGTCAGATATGATGGTATTGTTGATGAATATTTCTATGCAGTATATGATAATCGTCTCTTAGTTCCTAAAGTAGATTTCTTTATTGATGGAGATCAATTTATTTTCTTAACTGCACCTTTAAATGGTCGTTTCCTATCTCTGTACTCTATTGAAGCACCAGTTCCCTCTTTTGGTGCAAATGCTGTAGGATATGCTCGTGTTGATAATGATGGTAAATTAAGTAGTGTTGAGATAAATCAAAATGGTAGTAATTACAGATTTGAATATCCTCCTCAAGTTGGTATTAACTCAGATACTGGATCTGGTGCATCTGTAAAGACTTTAATTAATGGTGTTAAAACAGTTTCTTTACTTGATGGTGGTAAAGGTTATAGCGATACAAACCCTCCTACTGTTCAAATACAAACTCCAACAAAAGCAGGTTCTTCAGCAGCAGTATTAAAGGCAACTGTTACAAATGGTGCAGTTTCTACTGTAGAAATTACTACTTCTGGTAGTGGATATACTTTTACCCCTAGAATCACTTTCAAGCAGCCTGGTGGTGCTGTACTAGGTGTCTGTCCTATTGTAAATGGACAAGTATCTGGAACTATTCCTATTACTAATGGTGGACAAGGATATACTACTATTCCTACAGTTTATATCGATGAACCTACTGGTGTTAACGGTATTAAAGCAGCATTGACAGCAGTTTTAACAAATGGTGTTATTACTGGAATTACTATTGCTAATCCAGGTCAAGGATACGAAACTGTTCCTAGAATTGCAATTATTGATCCTGTTGGTGCTCAAGTTCTTAGTACAAGAGTTGACTCTGATGGTAGAGTTGTTGGAATTGATTTATTAAGTGGTGGTAGCGGTTACGATGACGTTCCTTCCGTTTATATTGTAGATAATAGAAATAATGATCAAGGTGTTTATATTGGTGGAACTGGTGCGACTGCAACTGCTTCAATATTCAATGGTCAAATTACTGATATTAACGTATCATCTTTTGGAACTGGATACAGTGCTGCTACTCCTCCAACAGTTGTTATACAATCTCCTCCAGAGGCAAAATGTTCTGCAGAAGTTGGTTTAAATGAAGTAACTGGATTCAAAGTAAATCAAACAGGTAAAGGATATCAAAAAGCAAAGTTTATTGGATGTGCTAGAGCAGCAAGTTCTATTACAGAATACACTGAAGATGGTAATGCTGTATTTTCTAATAATACCACTGCTGCTGCAGCGACTGTAGATACAAATGTTAAATGTCTTGATGCTTTATTTGTAAAGAGACTTCTAGACAAATATAAAGAACAATTCTTACCTGATGTTCCAGAATTAGATTATAACAAGATTGATGTAAGAACATCAATAAAAACTATTAAAGATTTTTATAGTGCAAAAGGAACTTCCTTTAGTATTAGTTACCTTTTCAAACTTCTTTATGGTGAACAGGTAAGTATTTCATATCCTAAAGATCAGATTATCAAACCATCTGCTGCAACATGGTCTATTGATACAATTCTTCGTGCTACCTTAGTAAGTGGTAATCCTAATGATATTAGAGATGGTCTTTTAATACAAGAAGCAGATATTGCTGATACTAACGTTCAAGCAGCAAGTGCATTAGTTGAAAACTATATTTCAATTAAAACTTCTGATGTAGAAATTTTTGAATTAATTTTATCAGAAGAAACTATTAATGGATCATTTACAGTTCCATATAAAACGAAACTTGCAGAACCTCTTGGAACTGAAGATAGTATTATTACAGTAGACTCTACTATAGGTTGGCCAGAGAGAAACGGTGAATTTTTGATTGGAAGTAGCAGCGATACTACAGAACTTGTTCAATATAAAGAAAAATCTCTTAACCAGTTTATTGAGTGTACTCGTTCTGTAAATGGTGTTTCTGAAGATTGGGATTCTGCTACAATCGTATCTTCAAATTTCACAGTTTTTATCAATAAAGGAACTACTCAAGAAGTAGTGATGAATATTGTTGGTATTGTTGATGCTCAACAAACAACACTTACTGATACTGGTTCTTACTACTTACCTGGTGATAAATTAACAGTTTCTAAATTAGGTGGTAGTAGTACTGGATCAGAACTAACAACTTGGTTGTATAATGTTAAAAAATTAATTTCTGTTAGTTCAATTACATTTGGTGGTGTTAATAATAGATCTGCAACTGTAACTTGTGCTAATAATCATGGATTGTTAGTTGGAGATTCAGTTACCATTTATGGTGCAAACCCTATCATCTATAATGGATCTTTCTTAGTTACATCTAGAGATAGCGATACTGTATTTCAATATCAATTACCACAACCAGCAAGTGTAATTCCCCAAGGTAATATCCTTGTATCTGTTGACCTTAACAAAGGTAAATCTAATAATGCACAAATTTTAAATGCTATTGGTCCTTATACAACAAACGTTCAAAACTCATTCTTTAATGATAATTACGTTTACGTTGCATCAACAGGTATTCCTAACTATGAAATAGGTCCTTTTCCTGGTTCTGCATTATTACCAGGCAACCAACGTAAGTTAAATAGATTCCCTCTAGCACCCTCTACAATCTCCTCTAAGGACACTATTTCACCTGGTCCTATAGGAACATGGGTAAACGGTGTTTCTGTATGGTCTTACAAGTCTCCTACTACAAAAACTTTCGGTGCTATCACTGGAGTTACAATTAATAACTCAGGATCTGGATATGATGCTGCATTCCCTCCTGTTATTACAATATCAGGTGGTAACGGAAGTGGTGCTACTGCAGATGTTGTTGTAAATGGTTCTGTTAGTGAAATTACTGTAACTGCTGGTGGATCTGGATATACTTCTTCTCCTCTAGTGTCTATTGCTGGTGGTAATGGTTCTGGTGCTGCTGCAACTGCTATCATTACTAAAGGTGTTGTTTCTAGAGTTTTAATTAATGATGGTGGAACAGGATATACTTCTCAACCTACTATCACGATTGTTGGTGGTGGAGGAACTGGAGCAACTGCTACAGCATCTGTTAGAGGTCCTATTCAATCTGTAGGAATTACATCTGGTGGATCTGGGTATACTTCTACACCTACAGTAAATTTAAGTTCTGGTTCTGGTGCTGTTGCTCAAGCGATTGTACAGAATGGTCGTATCATTTCGGTTGCTATTATTTCTGCAGGTTCTGGTTATACAACTGCTCCAGAAGTTACAATTCAAGGTGTTGGTTTTGGTGCTGTTGCTAGAGCAACTATTGACGTTGATGGTGAGAATGCTGGTAGAGTTACTGGTATCACTATTGTTAACAGAGGTATTAACTACGTTCAAGGAACTACACTTATAAGTTTAAATTCAGTTGGACAAGATGCATCATTTAGTGCTAACGTATTCCAGTGGACATATAATTTACAAGAAACATCAATTCAAGATGCTGCTAAAGGTGGAGTATTTGAAGGATTTAATCAACAGTATGGTGGAGAGTATGCACATATTTCTAATCCACAAAAATTAAGATTTATTCTCGGTGATAATTTATTCCAAAATAATGCTGGTGCTATTAAGGAACTTGAAACACAATTAGCACACTCACCTATTATAGGTTGGGCATTTGATGGTAACCCAATTTATGGTCCTTATGGATACACTGATCCTACCGATCAAGCATCTAGTATTAAAAAATTAAATACTTCATATCGCTTGAAGGCAAATCTTGTATATAACGAAACAACTAATCCATATCCTGTAAGAACTGCTGGACCTTTACTTTCTGCAGAAGCAGCTGGTAGATTTGTAGAAGATTATGAATATGTCTTTAGTTTAGGTGATTTAGATCAGTACAATGGTCGTTTTTGTAAAACACCAGAATATCCAAGTGGTAGATATTGTTATTTTGTAACTATTGATACTACTGAAGATGGTAACCCTGTATTCCCATATGTTTTAGGTCCAAGTTTCAACTCTGTTGTTGATAAATGGAATCTAGCTGCAGAAGCGGTTCAGCAAAATATTCCTTCTGGAGTTGTCCGTTATCGTGATCCATATGAAAACGTTGATATTGATGTAGAAAGAGCACCTAACGTATCTACTAATGCATTAACAACTGAAGCTGGTGAAATTTTACTATTTGAGATTGAAGACGAAGATAGAAGTGGTGTTATTGATCAAGCAGAGATTGATGATCCTGATCAAATTTTTGAAGAACCTCCACTACAGTTATTTGATTACTTCCCTACAGTTAAATTAGATTCTAAAGTTGATATTGAAGTTGATACAATTACTAAATTTGAAGATGCTTCTGTAACTGGATTTACTATTGAAAACCCAGGTATTAACTATCAGGTTAATGATAGACTTGTATTTGATAACACTGATACTGATGGTTCTGGTGTTTCTGCTCGTGTATCTAGAATTAAAGGAGAAACTCCAAGTTCATATACTTTTGAAAATATTGGTGGAGATAATTATGGTGTTTTAAAAACTACAACTCCTCATAACTTAGTTGTAGGAAATCAAGTTTTTGTTGATTATACGCCAGTTATGGCAAATACTAACAAATCATTTATTGTTAGACAATATAAGGGTATTGAAGAAATTACAATTAATCAACAAGGTTCTGGATATAATAGCGATATTCCTCCAGAAATTACTATCGTTCCTAGAGATGGAAATGGAACTTCTGGTAAACTATCTGCTGTAGTAAGTTCAGTAGGATCTATTTCAGCTGTTAATATCATTAACTCTGGTGAGGGATATACACAAAATCCTCGTGTGATTCTTTCACATCCTCAAATTTTCAAAAAAGCAGATTATTATGTTTCACTTATTGAAAATAATAATTATCTAAAAGTTAATGATGTAGTTGTTAATGATAATAAAGAAGCATATGTTTGTGGTATAACTAAAAATACTGCTGGAACAGCAAATATAGCATTTATTGCTAAATTATCTGCTACTGGTGTTAAAGAATGGCAAAAAACATTAGAAAGTACTGATGGAACTGATTATACAGAATTCCAAAAAATTTATGTTGATGGTGGCGATATTTGGGTTGTTGGTAATAATAGACCTAACAGTGCTCTTCTAGATTCATATAATCCTGATGTAATTCTTTGTAAGTATACTCAAACTGCTAATGGATTAGATGCTGCACTAACTTTCCAAAAAGCATATGCAGGTATTTCTGGATCTACTCGTTCAGATGAAATAACTGCACTTACCAAGTTCTCTGACACTAGATTTGTTATCGGTGGATATACAAATACCAACTCTGCTAATCCTTATGATGCTTTCATTGCTTTAGTTGATACTACTGGAACTTTTGCTATTAAGAGAAAACTTACATCAGCAAATAGTTCTGAAAAAATTACTGACATTGTAGTTAATGGAAGTGATGTATATTTCTCTATGGAGATTGCATCTAGTGTTTCTGCAACTGCAATTGATGTTGGTTATGGTAAAGCAACTATTGGAACTAGTGCAATTACAATTCCTTTCATTAAACAGATTAGCAATACAGTATATTCTTTCTTGAATACTAGTATCGCAATAGATGAGTTTAATGAAGCATATATCACTGCTACAACTAGACTTAAGTCTGACAATACAACCACAACTGGTTTTTGGGTAGGTAAGTTTAATCTTACTGGAGATGTAATTTATAATAAGAGATATGCTATTGCTGATGGATCTATCACTGCAGCAAGTAAGTGTGTTATTGATATATTTGGTGATCTTAACGTAGCAGTTAGTAAAATTGCTACAACTGATTCAGTGCGTACGGCAGAGTGTATTAAGATTGGATATGATGGTGTAATTAAGAGTCATACAACTCAACAGTTCAATCTTAACAATATTGAAGGTATTACTGTAAATTCTCTTGATGTTGATAACTCTGGAGATGTTCATCTATTTGGTCAAAGTTCTTGGAATAGAAATGAGTTTATCTTTGATTTTAATAGTGGTGAACAAACAGATACAACTGGTCACTACACCTTAGATTCTATAGCAACTACCAACTCTATTACTTACGGTGATAATGTTGCTAAGATTTATGGTTACAATCCCGCAGGATCTAACTCTACTTGGGTAAATTCACAACTTAGAATTACTGCTGCTCAGTTAGGAACAAAATTAAACGATAATTGGACTATTGAATTTGGACTTTATAAAGAGGCAAGTTCTTCTCAAACATTATCTCAAACACAACACACATTAGTTTCTATTGGTGATGCTGAAGATGCTACAGGTGGTCTTTGGTTATATTATGATGTTTCTACTGGAAAACTAGAATTAGTAGTTACAAACAATACCACTAAATTAAATTCTGCAGGATCAGCACTTCAGTCTACATTAACTACAATGTTTGCTGATAATACATGGCAATATATTGGACTTAAGAAAGAAGGTAATCAATTTACTGCATATGTAAATGGACTTCAAGCATTTACAGGAAGTGTCGCTTCCACAGCATTAGGTAGTAAGGATTTACGATTTGGAAATATTACTGGTAGAGATGGAACTGCAGGAACTATCCGTAAGAATGAACAGGGTCAATACTTTATCGATCATCTCAGACTTAGAAATAGAGCAATCACTCCTAGCGTACCTAGTGATGTTACTGCATTCCCAACTACAGGTGCTTTTGCCTTTGCATATACTTGGGTTGATACTGCATGGTTTACTACTAATCTTGCAAAATATGATTATATTGATTACGAAGGTTGGGGTCTTAAGATTGATAAAAATGCTGATGCTGCAAGGATTGGAACTCAAACTGTTCAGACTAATACTCAAGTTGGATTTATTAGAACAAGTGTAAGTCCAGTAACAGGTGTAGATCTTACAATTACTAATACTGGTTTTGGTTTAGGTGATGCAGGATTCCAAAATCTAGACTTTGATGATTCAGCAACCAGTATGAATGCGGGCACCGAATCACTTACTTATAAACAAGATATATGGAGTTCTAGAACTGCAACAGTTCCTTCACCAGGTTCTAGAAAACTTAAGGTTACTGCTATTGTTAGAGACAGATATTATTTCAAAGTAACTCCTACATCTAAGATTGATAATATTCAAGAACTTACAATTAACCAATCATTCCAATTTACTGTAGGAACAAA